GCTGTTCACCTCGACCGGCGTGTGGGGCTTGCTCGATGTTGCTAGCGTAGCGGATGACCTCTCAGTAGGAGTGACGCAGTTGTTGATGGATAAAATCACTGCGGAGTGATAGATTAGTCGTGCGGATAGACCGGCCAGTTGAAAAGCGTGACTCAGCACGCCTTCCGCACACCTTCACTGAGAGCCTACTGAGGGGCGCCATATATGCCAGCTAAAATACCAGCTCACATCCGTGAGCAACAAATCAACGACCTGCCAAATATTTCCTTTGTCCGATGGGTCGACGGGTACCGCAATAACAGATCTAAGGCAATCTGCCGATGTGACCTAGACGGGCATGAGTGGGCTGCGAGCGCGGATGGTCTGGTTAACGGCCGTAGTGGCTGCCACCAGTGTGCTGGCGTGCGCCGCTGGACTGCCGAGGAGAGAATTAGACAAATCAACTCACTCCCCAATATCTCCTTTGTCCGATGGGCAGATGTGTTTAAGAACGCGAAGTCTAAAGCTGTTTGTCGGTGTGAAGTTGATGGGTATGAGTGGGCTGCGGAAGTGAATTGTCTGGTTAACGCCCGCAATAAGTGCCCCCAATGCACAGATAGGATCCCCCGTCCTGCTGAAAAAAGAATCGCGCAAATAAGTGCCCTGCCAAACATATCCTTTGTCCGATGGGCAGATGTGTATAAGAACTCCTTTTCAAAGGCGGTCTGTCGATGTGACCTAGACGGGCATGAATGGGCTACTGCGGTCGATAGCCTGCTAAACGCGGGCACCGGCTGCCCCGCCTGCGCCCAAAGCGGATTCAACCCCGCCGCCCCAGGAACTCTTTACATCCTGCGCAGTGAATGCGGCACGATGGTTAAGATTGGCATTAGCAACAACCACGAGCAGCGGCACGGCCAGTTAAAACGCGCCACGCCATTTGACTGGCATTGTATTGAGCTGCTCCACAGCGATGACGGCAGCCTGATAGCAGAATGGGAGAAGGAGCTGCACAGCTTCACGGAGCAGGCGCAATTCAGCGAGCCTTTCGATGGATTCACCGAGTGGCGGAAGTGGGACGACAGGCTGCCGATGTGGATAAAGAGATACCGTGCCAGACTGGCGCGATACAATAAGGCCCCATAACGGGGCCTTTTATCATTCGCCTTTCAAATACGCAGCAACTTTCTCATCTAGCGCAGCCATCTCCTTTAAAGTGAGAGGCCTGCCGAAGCCGTCAACCGACGCAACACGGAACTCCTCCGGCGGCACAGGCCCGAGGGCCTTATCCACGAACCAGGCCGGTTGCTGCTTCAAGAAATCATAGTATGTCGTGTTCGCGTCAATCTGCATACCGCCGTCCGCACCACGGGCAGCCCGCTTCGCGCCAGCGTCGAGGAAATCGAACTCTGACGACACGACCGGGGAAATGGCGCTTCGGCAATTCGGGTGCGCAGGGGGTAGCGGCCCCTTGCCAAATTCGTACTTCTGGCCGTCACGGCTGCGGCAAATTGTCGATGTGCGACTGTCCAGTGTCGAAACCCACTCGTAACGTTCAACGACGTCGCTGTTCTTCTGGAGCGTCATCAGCCGCGCTTGTGTCGATACGTGGTTCAGGGCCTACCACGTTTTTGACAATCTGCCGTGTGGTCTGGCCTTGCACGAAACCAGATTTGACCCCCTGCACCAGGCGGGCGACTTCTGTCTCTTCCCACCCTGACATTAACTTGGCGAAATCAACGGGCTTCCCGTCCAGTGCCAGGGGGTTGAACTTGACCGCGCTCCATACCTGCTCGGGCGTTGGCGTGGTGAAGTTCACGCCGGTGCTATCCGCCATCGTCTCGGCCGTCCATTTGGCCTCATATTTCGCCAGCTCCTGTAAATCGGCAACCAGCTTTTCGTCCCAGTCGTTGCCGATGGCGTACAGCGTCTCGGTCAGGTCTTTGAGCATCTTTGTCAGCTTGGCCTTGGTGCGAGATTCATCCCCGAACGCCAAGACCTGCTTCTTGACCTCCTGGCGCATCTGCTCGATGAACGGGCGCATTGCGTTCACCTCACTCGTTGCGTTGCGCTGGAGCCAGATTTGGTGGCTGATGAATGCGGAGATGAGGCTCATGGCTGTGCGTCCTGTTTCGGTTTGGCAAGGGCTTTCGCCGCATCAACAATCCTCTCGCAGACGTGCCCGACGAGGTACGCCACGTGCTCGTTGCCGGAGTTGTGCTTGTACTCCATCCAGACGTGTTCCAGCAGGAAGTCAGCAACGTGGTATGCCTCATGTGCTGCCGAGCGAACACTAACCGCGCCATACTCATCGGCGGGAATGAACACGGCAAACAATCCGTTATCGCGGAATGTCGCGGCGCCCATCCCGGAAGTGTTCTCGCCGGTGAACTTCTCAAAAGCCTCTCTGTCTGTGTAGACGCGAAGCCAACAGGCGTAAGGGTCTAACTTGAACTGTTTGAACGGTTTTGACATGTGACTATCTCCTCGATGTTAGCAAAGTGTACCGCACAAAAATACCTGTTGCACGCCTATAAATAATAGCATACTATTATCTCAACGGTGCGGCGCTGGGCGGCACGAGATAGGAGCTTAAATTGGACTTTGAACTTTACCGGGGCGATTGCCTCGACGTTATGAAAGACATACCAGACGGCAGCGTTGATTTGATTCTGACAGACCCTCCTTACGGGACAACGGCCTGCAAGTGGGATTCCATCATCCCGCTTGAGCCAATGTGGGAGCAATTGAAGCGGGTCATTAAGCCGAACGGGGCGATTGTTATGACGGCGGCACAGCCGTTCACCAGCGTTCTGGTTTGCAGTAATCTTGGGATGTTCAAATATCAGTGGGTGTGGGACAAGAGCCAAATAACCGGATTTTTGAACGCGAAGAAACAACCGTTAAGGCGTCACGAGGATGTAGTCGTGTTCGGGCGGGCCCAGGCGACATATCACCCCCAATTCACCCAAGGCACCCCCTATACTACCAGCAGAAAACACTCTACAGCTAATTACGGGGCCCAAGTAGAAAACGCCACGGTCAGCGATGGGCGCAGATACCCAACGTCAATAATTAATATAAAACATTCTAGGGTGAAAGACGGGCACCCCACCCAAAAACCGGTCGCCCTCATGGAGTACCTAATTAAGACCTACACCAACGAAGGCGAAACCGTGCTGGACTTCACGATGGGCAGCGGCACAACTGGCGTGGCCTGCGTCAACACTGGTCGGAAGTTTATCGGCATTGAGCTTGACCGCGATTACTACCACATAGCTCGAAAGCGAATCGCCGAGGCTTACAAAAATAAGGCCCCATAACGGGGCCTTTCTCATTCCTGCGCGTCAGCCGGGATGTCGCCGTTCACGTCCTGCGCCTGTTGCGCACTCGGCAGCGGCTGGTCTGCTATGGCGTCCTGGATGTCGGCATCACTCCATTCAGTCACACCTGCGCGGCGCAAGGCGGCGTAGTAGGCGGTTGCCGGGAGTAATCCTGAATTTATGTCTGAAAGCCAAGCCGCACGGTCTTGGGCGGTCATCGGCTGCAAGAAGAAGTCGGTATTCAGCTTGAACTCGATCTCCGCATCCTGAGCCCCGACCATCGCAGCAGCCCATTTCAGCGCCTGCGTATACGCCTGCGACACGTTCCCGGCGATAGTAGCCATCACGGACGTATCCGCGCCGCGCTGGAGCCGTGCAGATTCTGCCGTGATTTGCGTGCTTGGGGTGATGAGCTGGGCACCAATCTGGATGGCCTGCTCTTCCTTCTGCCGCATGTTCTCCTTGGCGAGGTTGTTGGCCTCAGCCTGCACCAGAAACGCATTACCACCCGCGCCGATGTTGTGCCCGGTGCGGGAGCCCATCTTCACGCCGTTCGGGTTCGCCTCCTGGAACACCTGCAAGCTCATAGACTCGCCAGGCGCGATGAACAGCGTCGGCTGTCCGACCACGAAACTCGATTCCTCGTTGTCCGCCGAGTTGCGGAAATGCCCAATGTTCAACTCGGCCAACGGCAGCAACGGCGCATCGTCAATGGTGTGGTCGTTGTTGGTCGCCCCGATGAAGGTGAACGGGATTGCCCCTGGCTCAAGACTGCCAAGTTGTGGGAATACCTCTTCGGCCTGACCAGTCAGCAATGCGCCTTTCTGGTCGAACTTGTACAGGCGCTGGCGGTACTTACCTTCGATGACGTCCAGCACCCGGTACTGCTCGCCGGTGAGATAGGAAAACTCGTCCTGACCGCTCTGGTATTCGTATTCCTCGCGAAGCACGACCATCACGACGCGATTCACCGACCCGACGCGCTCGGTGCGCCAGTTGATGATGTTCTCTGCCGTGTAGTAGGCGAGCACCGGATTCAGTAGTCCGGCGTTCTGCTCGGCCATCGTCGCCGCCTGCACGTTCGGCGCGTCCACCAGCAGCCCGCCACGCCCCACTGAGTCGATCTCACCCAAGGTGTCCTGCGCCTGCTGCCATAACCCGACTCCGGAGCCGTCCGCATTCTCTAGCAGGTACTCCAGCTTGGCGGGGATGGTCTGCTCTGGCTCCTTGCGCATCACCGCGCCGACCATGCCTGAAAGAGTCCTTTTTGTAAAGTTGTAGCAAATTGCCCCGTCCTCGTACTCCTTCTGGCGCTGGGCGCCGTATTCGGGGTCTGGCTCGTTCTTGCCGACGTTGCGCAGGTAGCTTACAAGGTCGCCGCTGACGGCGTGGCGCACCTTCTGCCACGTGTCGAAAGCCTTGGTGAAATCGCGGTGACGGGTCTTGACCCCGGCGCCGTAGTTTACGTTTGCTGTCATTCTGCGTCGCCCTCTTCGTCTGCAAGAAGCGGGTCAAGAGCGCGTTTAACCGATTCTGGCAAGTTGTCGTACTCTCGCCCCAAAACAACCATAAGAGACTTCATCGGTTCGATGTTGCGCACGTCAAGGCTGATTTTCTGGATAATCTGAGCCATATAAACCTCGTAGTTAAAGGGCAAAAGTAACCGGAATGTGTACCGGCGCTTTGTTGCTAACAGGGTACAGGTAATCGACAAAGTAGCCAATTGCCGTGGTGATGTGCTGGTACTGGTTCTTCTGGTCTTCTTGGAACGCAGAGCCCTGTTGCAACTGCACGGTGGCCAGGCCCTTGTGGCTCCACGGCGCTGTTTGCGGGTTAACATACAGGCTCACGGCACCATCAGCGGTCTTAATCTTAGCCCGCACGGCGTTCTGACGGTCTTTGATGGCGGGGTGCGCCCGCTTCACCCTGCGCTCAAACGTCCAGCCAGACGCCCGCAACACGTCCTCAATGTCGTTGTAGTCCGAGTTGTGCCCGTGCTTCTCGCCTGCCCGCCCCGCAGGGTCGCCGTAAATGTAAACGTGCTTGTTCTTGTGGTCTTTGAACTTCTCCACGAACTCCAGCGCGGACTGACGAGACACGGCGCTGATTAGCACGATTTCGTCCAACAGATAGACATCCGCCCCGTTGCGTATCACGGCAACCGACGACGACAGCGGCGTAAAGTTCTGGTCGTGCATCCAGTGCAGCGCCTCATGCGGCTCGATAGTCGCGTTGGTGTAGTTGTCCTTGGAGTAGTCTTCGTAGATTTTGCCGTTGGCGGTCTCGAAGCTCGCCTCGAACTCCTGGTTGTACTGCTTGCGGCTCATAATCTTGCGAGCTTCGGCGGCCATCTCCGGAAATATCTCGGAGGTCGTCCAGTGGAACACTTCGTAATCGTCAGAAACCCCAGCCTCTGCGGCTTGGCACAGATCGTAATAGTGGTTCAGACCGTCCGGCACCCCGAGCAGCCAACACCATGCCCGGTAATCCGGTCGGGTCGGGTTGACGGTGTTGAGCGCCGGGTAGATGTTGGCTTCCCACGATTCTGGCTTAACGTCGGCGAACTCGTCGATGCCGCCGCCAGTCCAGGGGATCCCTTCGATACGCTGCGGCTTGTCCAAGCCGATGACGTGAATCTCCGAGCCATTCGGCAAGTAGATAATCAGGTCAGACTCGGAGGGGCGGCGCTCATGTGCTGCCGATAGGGAGAATGATTTCAGGTCGTCCCAGAATATCTTCTTGGCCTGCGCATGAGTCGGCGCGGCGGCGAAGTACATCCCTGGGATCTTGAACGCCTGCTTCACCAGGAACCGCTTGAAGCGCTCGGTCTTACCCGAGCGGCGGCCCGCAGGTACGAGGGGGAAGCGCCGCCCCGCCCCAACGGCAGCGAGTAGGCGTAGCTGCACCGGGTGGTCTTTCAGCTCGTACCATCGCGCCCGTTGGCGCTCCAACATGATGTTACTCATGACGGAAGTTTCCCTATCAGCTCCCCGAGCTGCTGCGCCAGGTTATCGGTCGGGCTCTCCTGCTTAGGCTCCTGCATCCCGTGGACGCACTTGAGCATGAACGACGCGAAGCCGCCCGAGCCGTGAACGATACCGGATTCAATCAGGAAGGCTTTCTGGAGGCCCATCGCGGTGTCGTGTGCGTCGGCAAACTCGGGGTGGGTCTTAATCCAGTCGTAAATGGTGCGGCGCGGTACACCGATGGCGAGACACCAGCGGTCAAGGATGGGTATGTCGTCCTTCGGCATCACCTTCTGCGTCCCTTTGGCGTCGGTGACGACGCACCACGATTTGCGGTCGAAATAGCGCACCAGCGACTCGCAATATTCCGGTCGGTACGATGTCGGGCGGCCCAGCCCAGGGTAGCCATCAGGCTTAGGGTCGCCCGCTTTGCGTCTTGGCTGCACCCCGGCAACGCCTTTAGGCTTGGGTTTGCCGATTTTCATGTGATGAACCTCTTGGCTTATGGCGTCGCGACCATCGCAACACGATACGACGTGCCCAGCACATCTGAGGTTGATTGTATAGGGGAA